TCAAGCATCGACCCAACGCCCGGCAACGGCATTGTCTGACTGATATTCCGTGACGCGGCGCCGGCGGAGGTTGCCCGAGATGAGCGGCTCTTTCGACTCATCCATGTTGGGGACATAGGTCAGGTTGAGATCCACCGTGGGATCATCGCCCAGTTCCCGGTCGCACTCCATCAGCACGTCAGACAACTGCTTGGCGCCTGGTTGAGCGCTCTTGCGATGCCAGATCACAAACTCGCGACAACCATTGGCGGCCAGGTGCCGCACTTGCTCGCTCCAAAGAGGCGAATTGAACAATAAGTATTTGGCCTCGTGCTCCGCTGCCTCTTGATGGAAGCTGTTCACCCAAGCCATCCAAGGCACGCCGCTTAAGGCACTCCCCAAGGCCAGCGAGTGCCCCCAGACCACTCCCTGGTAGAGCGCGTTCCAAGGAGTTTGCGCAATCTTGCGCGCTTCTTGCCAAGGAGTCGATGTTCCCGCAGCGGAGCCATAAAAAGGCCGTCCCGAATGCGTCCCCACGTGGCATCCGATTCCATCGGTCCAGCACTGCGTGTAGCGGCGATGACTGGCCGCCCGGACCTGGTTGCAATAATGAAAGTGTTCGAAGTTCGCCAACTTGACCTGAGGAAAGAGCGCTGCCACGGGCCGGTAAAACACGTCCGTCAACACGTCCGCCACATAGGCGTGCAAGATGCGGTTCCAAATCAACTCGCGTTGATCGCGACGGCCCCCCCACAGCTTGAAATTTTGATAATCTAGCAACCCCAACTGCCGCCGCAGATGCTGAAACTCGGGGCTCATCAACACTGTTTCGATATCCGACCGCATCGTGGCGACGGTGAGCCAATCCAACGACGCCTCGAAATCCAAAATGCAATAATCGACTCGTCCGCCGATGGCCTCGTAATTGGCAAACCAGTGCCCCACCGTCTCGGCATGACGCCGCCGATAGGACTCCGCTCGGGGTATCATCGCTCCCTGAGCATCGCCATCGAGCCAACCGCTCCGACCGTCGCTCGAGCGCGCATACTGCAACACCAATTGGATGCACCGCAACCCCTCCGGCTGCAGATCGGTCTCGCGCTTCACGTCTTCGGGCCGGACGAGATCGGCGCGATCGTCGTCGCGATACCGCAGCTTCGACGCCACCACGACGTTATCGACCGCGTGATCGAGCGGTTTGACCGCAAATGCCACATGCCGCATGTTTTTTCTCCGCTTCCTCATGCTCCGCTCGCCTATTCTAAACTCGATTGCGAACCCGCCCACGAAGGCCAACTGCCGTTACCATTTCCCAATCGGGCAATGTTCGCTTGCCCAAGCGATTTTGTTCAGCCAGCCCGCACTTTGGGCCACGTGGCACCCGCACCGCGCGTGGGTGCAATGCTCGCCGTCAAACAGCTCGCAAGCGCGGCAATGCTCGCAAAAAATCCGCTGGATCTCCGCGGGCGTGCGCTGCCCGCCCCCATCCGCCACGTGCCGCACCAGTGCCTGCCCAAAGTTTCCCACGCGCATCCACAAGGGAGGCAGTTCCGGCTGATTCTCAACCAGCGGCTGTCTTGGCGCCTCACACGGCACCTCGCGTTGCGTGCAATGAAGGCAAACTGCAATCGGCACCCGATCATCCATCGCGTGAACCCGCGCATGGCGGCAACGAATTCCCTCCGGAATTAGTTCCCGCCACGGGCACGATGGCAGTTCAGTAATGGTCAAACCAACGGAGTGATCGTGCATGTTGCCGTCCCGCAAGCGCGCCCCGCTCCAAACAAAGAGTAGGCTGGTAATGATTCGCTTAGGGCCGAGCAATCCAACAACGGATCGCCCCCCTGCCCTGGCTGTCCCGCGACAATCTTGGCAAATGCCAAGACATCGCCTCTCAAATGAACTTGATTAAACGTTTGCCCCACGCCCGTCGCACTGGTGCTTACGATCAACGCCGTGCCGTAAATGGGATGATTGGTCGTAAAGGGAATGTTGCCGCGCGCCAGCACAATGCTCTTGGCCGCGCCGCAAGTCCCCCCCAAGGGTACATTCAGCGGCATCCTCCAAATGCATACGCCGCGCTGCGACCAGTACGGGCTACCGTAGTCACCCGCGCGCCGCAGCACATACATGCCATCGAGTGATCCACAGTTTGTCGCGCCGCATTGCGTGGCGGCGGAAATCCCCGACAGCGTCACCAGGTAGTCGTGTGGCGTCGCCTGCACATTGCTACAAAACGTGCACGCATAGCAGCTCAAACAATCGCCCGTCTGTCGCCGGCAAGAAAACTCGCGCAGGCTGCGTGCTGCCACAGTGACCGCACCTGTGCCATAGCCCCATCGCGTTCCGATTGGCAACGTTGGAAGCTGAGCAGTCACCGATTCGGTTCGCGGCTCCTCAATGGTGGCTCCGACCTGGGGGAAATTAATCTCCACCCCCGCCCAAACCGAACGGTCCGAACGGAAACACAATCGCAGCCAAACCCACGGATCGAACCAGAACCAATTCCCTGGAATGGTGACGGCACTAAGCGTTGTGAAGTTCCCAGCCTCTTTCTTCAGCAGTCGCAAGGCGCCGCTCCCCGAAGGCAACGTCGAGAACTGCAGCTCAGCGCACAGATAGTTGTCGGGGTCTTTGTAGCCTCCCACTAACCGAATCGTGTCGCCATGCGATCCCGCGCATTGCACCGCCAAGGTGACCAAAGGCGTGGTTGGGTCCGTGTCCGAAATCAACAATCCATCGGATGTCGATAGTCGCAGTTGGCCCGCCACCACCGACCAATCTCCTGCCACCTCGGTAAACGTCGGCAAACCGGGTGGCGTGGGAGTATGCAGGTTCGACGTATCCAGATAATTCCGCCAGTCGCTCCGCACCACCTCGCAACCGCGCGCACAACACCCACCGCATTCCGGACCATACCATCCCATGCTTTGCTATTCCCCTGGCGAATCAGAATTCGTCTGCGCCGCAGGGAAGCCCGCGGCGAAAAGAACTTGTGACGTGCGATCGCTCGAGCCCTTTGGACTAACCCTCTGACTTTCCCCAGGGGCACAGCCCCGGTGAATAGCCGGGGCAGTACTAAAACGCGCTGGGAGTCAGCGTCAGATGCGTTCCCAAATCCAGCACCACTCCCGTCAAGCGGGTGCGGTTCAACTTCACGCCATTACTCCAACTGACCGACTTGCCAGGATCATGCAGAGTCGACCCGGTATGCACCAGGCAATTCGTCACCGTCCGTCCTCGCAGGTCGCGACTGAAGTCCGCTGTTCCCCCTGCCAGCTCCAAAGTGCCGATCGTTCCCGTGGAATAACAACGCAGCGCACCCCCATAAACGTTGAGCGTTGTACACGCTGCATCGCCAACCAACCCAAACTCTCCCGCATGCAATTGCACCGAGGTCACTCCGCTCCGCGTCGTGCATATTCCGTTCACCTGCTGCACCGCCGCCAGAGTCACGCCACCTCCCACCAGCACCACGGCGTCGCTGGCCGGTTGATCCGCTTGCCCCACGCGCAATTGAGCCAAGGTCGCAGACTCTCCCGCCATCAACGCCACACCCACCGTCCCCTTGATCACGGTCAGTTGGTTGGTCGCGTGCGTTCCCTTCCACAATATCGCCACACCCGCGCCGCCGCTCTCGGGCGCCGCCGTATGCGAAACGCTCACCGAGGTGGCAGCCGTCCCCGTGTCGATCTTCAACCGGCTCGACCCTGGACCAATCCCCGTCCCCACCAGCACATTCGTCGCGCCAATCTTCAAATAGCTCGGTCGATACTCCACATAGCCGTTCGGATTGTTCACCGGCAGCCCAATTTTGCCGCTGTAACTGCGCTGAATGGTCAGGCTCGCCAATGTGACGGCGCTTTGATCCAAGCCGTATAACAACTCACCGCTGCTGTTTTCCAACACCACATCGTCGCCGTCGGCTGGCACCGTCCCCGTCGACCAATTGCTGGCCGTATCCCAATGCTGCGGCCCCGCCGAACTCACCACCGTCGTCACCGCCAACGTCTGAGTGTCGGCTGCGTCACCATCGGTCGTACTCGCATTCACTTCAAACGGTCGCCCGGCCACATCCGCCTTCAACTCCAGGTGAGTGCCGCGATCAATCGCTGTTGCCTCCAAAAACTCCGCCAACCCCGTCCCGTTCCAGGCATTGGCCAATCCTGCCGTCACGTGGGCCACCGTGGCAGCCGTGGCCACAAACGACACACTCCGCCCATTGATCGTCAGATAAAACGCATCGCCAATACCCACGTTCGCCGGCGTGACGTGCGTTTCCTGCGCCACCGGCACCGCATCTCCTCGAAACCGTACCATCGCCATTCGTCATCTCCCCTCATGCATTTGCAAGCGCACCGTGCCGCTTAACACTCCATTTGTGTAATCACCCACTTGCCGCTGCCCACATGCCACATCGCCATCCCACGTTTGCCGGTATCTCCATGAAAAACTTCCAGCGCATCGTGCACCGTCAGTTCCTTTTCGCTCGCCACCACCCAATCGTCGGCTTGTAGTTTCAGCACCTTAGCCCGCGCACTGTCCCCCTGGGCCAACGTTTCCGATAGCTCGAACACCTCGAGTCCACGCTCCACCCCCAAAGACAATCTCACACCGGCTGCGTCTTGGCTCACTTCCAAGGGCGCCGCCGCGGTAATGCTCCACAGCGGAGTCAGCGCGTCGATCAACGCATTGGCCCATTCGGCGCTTACCTCCTCGCCCGCTTGCACCCGCTTCAGCGCCATCGAATTCGCTCCATTCACTCAATCGCCAAATTGGAACAACGAATTTAGATCGGTTTGACCGTAGGGATATCGATGCACCGCAGCCCCTTGCCGCGCCTGGATCCGCTGCCACTTTTCTCCGGTCGCGTCTTCGCGATAACCATAGTTCCAGCCATACTTGCCGGTCGAAGTGTTCGTCGCCGGCATCGACCGCACCTTAAAGTGGTAATCCAAGCGCCATAAACCTTCGCCTTGCACCTGAAACTCTCGCGATGTCCTCGCCCCCAAGAACAACACTGTCCCCTCCGAGTGATTCAAAAACTCGCCATTGTTCACCATGCCTCGCTTATCCCGCAGCGCATTCCACGGCGGACTTGGCACCCGCTCCCAGGTCAATCGGACATCCTCCGTCGGCACCAAGATCGACGGCGCTTGATCGGCCGGCACATCTCCTCCCCCTTGCCATTGCCAAGTGCGACCCGGCACCGTCGTGTGCTCCGTCCCCAGTTCACTCGAATAACTCACGAACGTCCCCGCGGGAACTTGCGGCAAATCCGGACGCGAACGATCGTTTCCATGGTCCGGAATCGTGTAAGTCGCCTCCACAATCGCAAACGGATAGCTGCTGGCCTCCGAGCCAAGCGTCGCAGGCGGAACGCTTGATATGTCCTCCGGAAACGGCTCGATCTCGATCTCGCGCACAATCGCTTGCGGCAACCCCGGCATCACCGCCGGGGGCGTATACGCAAAGCTATTCCCAATCCACCGGTAGCCTCCCAGTAGTTCGACCGCAAAATTGACTCGCAAGTCCCACGCCACCTTGAACCGCCGCGTTGCGGTGACCTTTCCATCGGCAATCCGCAACCGCGGCGATCCCGCCAGTTCCTCGAACGGCACCGCCATCGCTTCTCTCCCCCTCTTATGTCGGAACCGTTAGCGCGCCATTGCCGCTGAACTCTGCCGTCCAACCGATCACCTTGCCGTCATCGATATCCACCTCGAATTCCAGATTGTCGATGATCGCCGGACCGCTGAATGCGTCGGTTCCATCGGTCGTCAACTGCAACGTGTAACTGTTCCCCACCACCACCGGCAGTGGCGTTGCGTTGTCATACACCGCCGCAAACGACCCGCTCCAATCCCGAACTCCCGCCACACGCTGCTTGTAACCCGCCGTTGAAGAACTTGCCCAGGCCGAGTTATTGGCCTTGTGGTTCAATCGCCAACGCGTGATGTGCGCCAGCGTGTTCGAACCTTCCTTCACCGTACCTGATTTTCCGCTCAATACTGCCATTGCCCTGCTCCTTTTGCCCTATGCACTTGTCCCCACAATCGCAATCTTGTACGTCACTGCTCCCGCGTTCGGATTGCGAATCCGCAACACGTCCCCCGTCCCATTCACCACCGGCCAACCATCGCGCTTGTTGCACAACAACAACGCACTGTCCGGTCCCACCTCCACCACTGCCGAATTCGATCCGTTGAATGGACCCACCAGCGCGCTGCTCCCGGCGCCGCCTACATCCAGTTCATCGCCGGCAGTGGTCGACGTATTCACCACCAAGATCGCTTTGACCTTGACCAGTGAAATGTTGATCGAAGCCCCAAACACCGACATCGCCAGCGCCGTCAAATCCAAATCGTCGTTGCTGGTCGCTCCGATCGTCCGCGTGTCGTGCCACACCTTGTCCGCCTGATCGTCCCCCACTCCATCCGCCAGGCTCCGCGCATACTCCAGCTTCGAACTGTCGGCCAACGTCGACAAATCGAGCGTCTCCTGAAATAACCACCCAATCGATGCTCGCACGTCGCTCGCCAATGTGTCCGCCATCGTCTCGCTCCTCCCTCTGCTCTCCTGCCTTACCCGCTCGGCTGTTCCAGCGTCGCAACAAACTCCACTTCGGTCAGCCAAATCCCGTCTTCACCCAATTCGTCGCGCTGGTCGCTCCAGCGAAAATCCAGACAGCTTCCCGTACTCCATCCAAACGTCCGCCGATCGAATCGCGTCCGCAGCGCATCCGCCACATTTCGCGACTCGCTTAAGCTCGTGCTATACACCAGCACCTGGTAGGGACGCTGCTCGTACAAGTTCCCGCTACTCGTTCGGCGCTGCTCGCGTGCCTCGCCGCGCCGAATCACCGCGTACGGCAGTTCCACCGCACCAAAATGCCGCCCCGTAAACACGCGCGTCCCCGGAATCATCTCTCGCAACGGATGGTAACCATCCCACTGCGCTAACAGCGCCCCTTCCAAGCTCATGCGTCACCTGTGCCTTCAACTGCGTCCCTCGGACCACATCCACGGCGCCACCACCGTGTCAATTGCAAACCACTCCCCCAACTGCTCAGGCTGGCTATATCCCACCACCTGATAAACCGTCGTCCCTTCCAACACTCGAACGTCTCCGCCCAGATCGAGCGTCTCCGCCACAAAAATCGTGTGGCTCGCCCGCATCACTCGCTGGTCGTTCTCCGTCCGCGCACGGGCTCCCACGGGCTGAATCCGCGCCGGTATGTCCTTTTGCCAGTCCTCCCACCTGACGTTCACTTCGCCATGCGCCCCCCGCCAAACCACCGCTCGCTGGATCACAATTCGCTGTGGGAAGCGCTCGCTCAGTTCGATCGCCACCGCCCGGCAGATCCATTTCGTCTCCACCACAGCCGGACTCACCTCCACAATTTCCCACTGCCTACCCGTTGCCTCCTCGATGGTGTCTCCCAGACGCGGCGCGTCGACCAGCTCACCCGCATCCAAGTGCCACCTCGCTTCGAGCTGTGCGCAATGTCCGTTCGATGCCTCACCGTCGCGCCACCGCGCGCCGCGCTGCAAAGTATGCTCCAACCGATGCACCGCTCCCGATTCCCGCCTCCGCAGCATCGCCGGCCTCAATCCATCGACCACCTGCATAAAGTCTCCCTGCACGTTCCAGCTCATCCACAAGTCTCCGCCTGGCTCTGTAGCTCAAATGGCTCTGCCTCAGCCAGCTTCTGCGTGCACCAATCCACCGTCGCCTGCAACTGGCTCAGATACTGCCCCCACGCCACATTCTGCCCGTCCACCACATAGGTCGGCTTGGGCTGAGCCGTGATCGAAGCCAGATTCGCTAGCGCCTGACTCCGAATCGCCGCCAATTGCTCTGCGTCGCTGCTCATCTCACGCCCCCTTCTTTCTCAACTGCCGCGCCCAAGCCACAATCCGCTGTGCCACCTCTCGCTCGGTCAACTCGCCGCGCACATCGCCAAGCGTCTGGGCAATCGCTGCCTCGCCCATCTGTTTGTCGCGCAATTTGTTGGCCAGTACATCCCGCCGTTCGGTCGTCATCGTTTTGCGCCGTTCCTCACTCATCCGCCAGCACCTCCTCGCGCCACAGCTCCGTCACCCGTGGGTCCGCCACAATCGCGTCCAAGGCCGACTCTTCTGCCAGCACGTCCACCACCACCGCATTCGGATCCGGGGGAATCTGCTCCGCCGGCTGCCCTGTTGCATCCGCCACCGAACAAGGCACGTTCAATGTCCAGGGCAACATTTCCCACCGGCCCTCCTCCAACACCCACTCTGTCAATACCTGCGCTCTATACATGATTCAGCTCCGGCCACTCACTGCGGTAAATCAACAAATTGGTCGCAGCCGCCCCACCCACAGCCGATACTTGCACAGCGATGGCACCGTCAAAACTCGTCGGCGTCACGCTGTCGTATTCCCCACCTGCCAGTACATTGGGCTGAGCGTCCGTCTTGTTCGCGCGATGCCACACGGCGTGCTTCGTTCCCATCACCCGCAACGAAATCCAACGCGTACTGCCTGCCGTCCACACACCCGCTTCACTGCGCCGGTTGATCGTCGTCCCCGCGTTGCACTCGTCCAGCTTGAGTGCCCCGGTTAAATCCTGGATCAGTTGCCAATAGTTCGATCCGTCCTGCAATCGATACGTCACCGCCAACAACCCGCCGCTCAAGGGCGTGGCAGCCTTCAGCGACACATCCAGAAACAAATCGCTCGCCGCCATGTAGACACCCGCAGCCGCGCCCGACACCTCCACCAGCGCCGTGGGCGGACCCACTCGATCGATCACGCACAAATCGTCGAACGTCCCCGCCCCACTCTCATTCGCCACCCCCGCGTACAGTGACGCCGTCGTATCGGCGAAGTCGTGAAACAACAGCCGATAACTCGATCCGTAGCTCCCCCCTTTTACAAAAAACCAACTCCCGCCGTCCGTCGTGCTTTTCAATACTGCCAATAGCCCAAAGTCCGTTCCCGTCGCCAGCGTTCCAATCGCCAGTGAATTTCCAGCCGTGCGCTTCTGCAATGTTGTCCCGCTCACGCGCACTCCGGTTCGTGGTGCGTTCGACAGCGTCGTCGAATTCCACCAACCCACATATGCTGAGGTTCCGCTCGCACTCGACAAATTCAATGTCGTCGCCAACCCGCGCCCCGCCAGCCGATCAACTGCCGTCGTCACCCGCGCCGCAAGGTCCGCCGTCGATGCCGTCGTTTGAGCGGTAAACGCGAGCTTGTCACCCACCACAGCCCATGAACCGTCCACCTCAGTCAAAGTCAGCGTCCCCGGCCCCGGTTCCGCCGTTCGCGGGCTCGTGACCGGACTGTCGTCGGCTGTCACAAACTGATCGCGAAACAGGTACGTAATCGACTTCACCGCGCGCGTTGCCAGACTGCCGCGCACATACTCGCGCAGTCGGCTCGGTTGCCACAATGCTCGGTGCTTTTGCATGATTCAAATCGCCAGCCAGTAGACCCGTTGATTGTTCGCCGACCCGATCACATACACCTTGCTTGCGTCGTCAATCGGCAAGAAAAGACCCTCTCCCGCCGCCAACGGAAATCCATCCGTCGCGTCCACACTCCCCGCCGTCACACCACTGTCCATCCCCACATAGATCGTCCCGGTGTTCTCGGCCGCTGCCTTAAGCTGCACGCCCCGCGTCGCACGCTTGGAACTGCTGACCAGCGCCTCCGCCGTCGTATCCACGTCGCCATTCGCTCCGTGCAGGAACGAACCCACCACGTCGTCACCCAATCGCGTCATTGCTCCACCTCCTCAATCGTGGGTCGATGCTCGCTCGCCACGATCCCACGTGTTTGTTTGAACTGCTCAAATGCTTCTTCCGCCGTCGCACATCCGCACACCACCAGTGCCTCGACATCCGGTATCGCCACTCGCCAACACCGTCCGGCCACCGGCACAACACTCGTAACATCGCTCCGAAAGCGTAACGCTTCGCGCGCTTCCCTTCGCTTCGCTCGTTGCTTCAATCCCATCGCCGTATCCTCTTCCCCCGCCGGCTGCCCCGAGCCACCCGTCCCCCGATGGCTCGGGAGCAGCCCCACCCATGCTCTACCCCATGCAATTCACTGCACGGGGTGGCCGGGGCTGAACCTTCAAGGCTTGGGAACAATGAGTCACTGAACCCAATCGAAGGGAAGCCCCGGTCCGGTTCCGCTAGCCCGTGCACTTCACCACGTAGCGCGGATTGATCACCGCCGCTGCCCCGCGCTCGCTCGCCTTGAACCGCACCACGATGTCGTTGTTGAACTCCGCCTCGCTATTCTTGGGCGACTGCGTTACCGTGATCGGCCAGTTCTCCATATAGGCTAGCGCCTTGCGCAGATCGCCCAGGAACCACCATTTCTTCGCGTCGGCCGCCGTCTGGCCCGAACCCACAATCCGCCGGTACATCAACCGGCTTTCATGCACCCGGTACTTCGCCAGCGGATTCGCTGACACGGTCGTCGTCGGAGCACTGCTCCCTGTGTACTCCAGCTCCATCGCCTGAAATACCCGATGCGCCGTGTGACGATACGCCGGCGTTACCACCACCGTGTTTGGCTCCACCAACACCGGCTCGCCCGTGTTCGGATCCAGAATCTCCGCAAACAACTGCTCCGCCGCGTCCACGTCCGTCCAATCCACCAGTTCGTTCCCCGTCTTCACGTTCACCCACGGCGATGTCGTCTGGTACGTGTTATAGGTCGTCCCGCGCCACTTGTAGTTGTTCGTCACGCCAATCAACAAATCGATCAGCCGCTTCTCCTTGTTCAATCCCAACAGTTCCCCCACGTCGGCGGCCCGCTTCAATACCAGGTGCGTCCGATCAAAGAAGATCGCCTCCTTCGTCACCGGCACAATAAACCCGCGCTTCGTCGTCGCCGGCGTCTCGATATAGTCCTCGCCAAATCCCAAATGCGGATAAGGCAACCCCGGCGCCACTTCCTCAATCCTGTCTTCCACGCGCGTCACACCCGGAATCTTCTCGCCGTCCAACCGCGTCGGAATCGTCTCCACCAACTTCGAAATCGCAAACGCTTCCTGCGTATACGCCTCCATGATCTTGGCGTAGACCACCTGTCCTGCCACATTCAAGAACGCCGTCGCGTCCACCCCATCACCAGACTCGAGCACGCTCACCCCAGCACTGGCACGTGGATCCAGCTCCCGCACCCACTCGTGCCCGTCCGGAATCAATCCCTCTGCCAACTCCCGCAGGCTGAAATCCTCCGGACGCAAATGCTTCTCCTGCAGCGCCTCGCTCAAATGCGCCACCGTCCGCTGCGCTCCATCCAGTTCATATCGCCGCTTCAACTCTCGATATCGAATCGTCATCGCTCGCCCTCGTTCTTCCTGACCTCAAATGATTCCGCGCACCCGGAGCCAGCCTCACGCTCAGCTCCGCACTCCAATCCCGTCTGGCCATCCCTCACTAACCCGAAGCGTCCGCCGAAGGTGGAAGGAAGCCCCTTCACCAAACCCCAACCGACCGCCCATCTCGCTAAAACTCTCCGCGCGGCAGGCGCCCGCTCGCCACCGCAGAAACGGCGCACCGCGACCTCCACCCACAGAATTCGCGGCGCATCGGCGTGCCCGCCTCACGCCTTGCCACCTCGTTCCTGCGCAGACGCCGCCGCGCGGATCAAATCACCCCTCGCGCCTATGCTGGTACCTGGGGACCGCCGTACATCACCGTGCTCACAATGTCCACCAACACCCGCGTGCCAGCCGGATTCAATCGCTTCGCACAGCGACCCACAGCCAGGTTCGCCGTCGCCACTCCTTCCACCTGCTGGTTTTCCAGCAAGGTTCCGCCCGAGTTTTCGCTCGTCCCCAAGAGTGCTCCCACTTCGAACGTCCCGCTTGGGCAAACAAACTCGAACACGCCCGTCGTTGCCACCCGAATCGGGGCCGTGTCTCCATTCCGCGATCGCTGCATCGCCACACCCACAAAGTTGTCGTGAAACAACTCCTGATTCCCAGCCTCGGTCCCCTGATCCGCCTGCGCTACCGCCGGCCGCGCATCATCCGTTGCCAGGTAAATCAAATCCCCAATTTCAACCACCGTCGCCGCATCCACTGGGATCACCACCGGATTCGTATCCCCATACCGCCATCGCATCACGTCCGCCATCACTTCCTCCCCCAAAACTCATTCTGTTTATGAATTCGACAGGTCCACCGCTGCCAACTCAACGCTCTTCATTGGCTCGCCGCTCGTCTATACTTCTTCGCGCCCTTGCGTCCTTGCGAGAGTCCTCCTGGCCCGCGCTGTCCCTTGCTCACCGAATCGCTCGCACCCAATCCTTCACATCCCGAATGGTCTCCCGACCCTCCTCACTCAGCCGTTGCTCACGCGATACGGGATGTCCCGCGCCTCCTCGCACTCCGAAGCGCGAGACCAGCGTCGCCCGCTCGCGCACCAACTCCCGCATCGCTCCCTCGTTCTCCGCTCGCATCAGCTCCTCCCAGAATCGTGTGCTCACGATCGCTCCCTCCCCCATCGCTCCTTCCGGCAACCGATACTCGCGCAAGATCCGCCGCGCCTGCTCCTGCCGCTCGGTCAGTCGCTCGCGCAATGTGACTCGCTCCAACTCGTCGCGCACTCGGCGTAATTCCTCGCTCAGATTCCGCACCACCTCCTCCACCAGGTCCGGTCTCGCCTCGCGCAATTGCTCCACCGTCACGTCGCGCAGGCGTTCCGTCGACTCCAAGTCCCCCACCTGTGCTTCTTCAAACAAACCTTGTGTCGTTGCCGGATCCGCCACCAGGTCCACGCTCTGCACCCGCAAAATCTCTTCCACCAGCATCTGCTCTCCGCGCCGCTTGGTCCGCGCCTGCACGTTGTGCGAAAAGCCCACGTTCTCTGGCGCATGCTCCGCATCCCAGATCAATTGCTCCGCCAGTGCGTGATGTGGATTGAACTGCAAATCGCCAAACAATCCCTCGCCCGATCGCCACTGCACGTTCCGCATCGAACCCAACCGGTCCTGATAGTCCCGCCCGGTGCCGTTCTGCCCCTTGGGATGATTCACGTTCACCTTCGCACCCTCATACAGCGCAGCGGCGCGTTCGAGAGCTTCCGGCGAATAACGCCGCCCGTTGCGCGATTCCATCCCCAGAATCTTCACTCCCCCAATCCAACCGCGCTCCCGATCCACACTCACTCGCACCCCGCGCGAATCGCAAAACTCTCGCAGCGTTTCGCTCATACTTTCACCCTTTCCACAAAAAAAGCCCGCCACAAACCATTTCCGGTTCGTGACGGGCTCGTCCTGATACCCACTCGCGTAGGCTCGTTCGATACCCAATCGTGTTTTCAACTCGGCGGCAATTTTGCCACCCGCCCGCCCTAGCGCACGAGCTGCTCGACTTTCCGCTTCATGTGCTGAATCGTCCCATCCTGCACACTCAACTCCAGCACCGCCGTCCCATGAAACCCACGCTGCAACGTCTCTCGCAGCATTTCTTCCAAGGTCTGCTGCACCTTCAACACCCGCTCTTCATTCGCCGTTTTTGTTTTCATCGTGCTCATGCAGGAAGATTAAAAAGTCAGGTGGCCGGATTCAAGATACTTTTTTCGTTATCTGCCATCCGATGGTGCGCCTCCCGATTCTGCTGCTCTTGGTCATAGTCCAAGCCGCGCATCATGCTCCATGTTTGCGCCGAAAGAATCCCATTTCGATATTGCATCTCGGCCACCCGCTCCTCCTGCTCCATCTCTCGTACCGCCAGCGGCGGACCTTGCACCTGGATCTCCACCTCCGTTAGCGCCTCCCGCGCAATTCGCCCCGACTCCACTCCCTGCCGCACCACGCGCCACATCACTTCCCGGTCTGCCCAAATCTGCTCCGCCTGCAACCGCTGGAACATCTTCACCGCTGGACCCTCCGCCACCATCGTCGATGCATAGTTCGCGTTCGACGCATCGGAACTCAACATGAACTCCGGCATCACCAACCGGCTCGCAATCGCTCGCAACTCTGCCTGCAACACCGTCACGAACCGCGCGGCGTCCAATTGCGCCACCGGGAACTCATACTCCACTCCGCCCGGCGCATCCAAAATCGTCCCCGGTCCATACCGCCGATACGTCGTCGTCTTACCGCTCGCCCCGTCCGTGTACCGTCCCTCCGCCTGCTCGTCCACAAACTGCTGCACCGCCGTCCGCGTCCCCTGCCGATGCTTGCGAATCAACGCAATCGCCGATTGAATCTCCGCCACCACGCTCATGTTTCGCAACAGCTTCTCAGCCCGCCGCAAGTTCTTCCGCACCGGATAAAACAGCGGCAGCCCCCGCTTCACGTTCTCATCCACGTTCGCCTTGCGATGCTGGATCGACTCCCCACTCACCTCCTCCCCGTCCACAAAGTACGACAGCACGCACTCCACATCCTCCGCGTCTGTCAAAATCCCAAAGCTCGCCCGCCGCTCACTCACCAATTCGGGCGGCGTGCGCACTTGCCCCGGCTCGACAAATCGCAATCGCGTCATTCCGTCTGTTCCCACAAAAAATCGTAAGAACACTTCACCATCCCGGTCCCGCCGCCGCACAATCTCCTGCTGCCGCGCTGACCAGCGATTCACTTCCAGAAACTCATCCAACAGCCCCTGCACCTCACCCACCAATGACTCCGCCCCCTGCACGCCTCGCCGCATCGCCGCGCGATACGTGTGCCCAGCCCCCACGATATAGCTGATCCGGTTCTCGTGGCCGTTGATCGCAAACTCGTTCGTTAGCGCCAGCGCCCGGCACTGCCGCCGCAGCTCATCCAGCCCTTCCTCCGTCGCAAAACCACCCGCCGGTCCCGCATCCCAACCTCCCACCTCCCCCAGCGGAGACCAGAAACCTTCCTCGTCGACCAGCGCTTCGCGCGGATCGACCAACGTCCCCCACAATCCATCCAACGCCTCGGTCAACCGTCGTTCCCACACCTCGTCACCCAACATCCCATACCTCCGTCGCATCATTGCGCACCTCATTCACTCAATCGCAGTCGATCACCCAGTCCGTCATTCTGTGTTCCCGATTCGAGCAGTTCCTCCGCCAACCGCACCGCCATCTCCAGCGCATCAGGCCCATCGTCGTGATCTCCCACCGGAAACGTCCGCAATTGTTCCACCAGCATCCGCGTCCCCGGCGAGTATTGCTTGAACCGCATCCGCCGCGTCGCCAGGTGCGGCCCCAGCCTTCGTATTCGCACTCGCTTGTTCACGCGATTGTCGATCGACCACGGCCGTGCCCCCAACACGCCCCGCCGTCGGAATTCCGCCTCGAACTCTAGGCCAAGTAACTCCTGAAAATGATTCGCCTCGACTCCCATCGCGTCCGGCCGAAATGTCCGATACGACTCCACCCCATCCGCCACCAGCTCCGGCGTCGGCCTGCGCTTCAAATCTGCCTCCACATACATCACCCCACTTTCGTCGATCGCCAACCGCACAATCGCCGAATAATCTCCCCGCCGGTCACTCCTTCCTTTGCTCGGATCGATCGCGATCGTCTTGATCTGCACGTCGCGCGGCCACTCCGTGAACCACACGGACCCCGCAAAGTATTCTGCCGGCCACTCGCACTCTTCCTCGTCTAATGGGTTCGCCTGCTTCTCCCGCTCAAACGCCCCCCGGCCTCCCTCCGCCCGCAAGCACATCAAGCCATACAGATCCTCAGCCTCAGGCCATAGCACCCGTGCCCCCTCCTCCATCGCCTCTCGTTTCTGTTCAAAGAACTCCCGCGCGTGCGTTTCCCGCTCACGATCCTCCACGTTGGCATAGATCTCTTCCCACGCCTCCCACAACTCCATTCGTGCCGGCCAACTCTCGATGGCTCGAAACACTCCCCCCCGCCAACCCGGCGTCTGGTTCAACTCCACTGCCAGGCAATCTCGCCGCAGCGCCGTCCCCAAATGCACCACGTTCGTCTTCGCGGTCCCACTCTGCATCAGCGTCCCATGAAACCACCGTTTCGATTGCTCGCGCCGCCACTTCGATGCCCGCTCCACGTCCCCTTGCACGTCATCGCACACAATCAACGTCGGACGATGTCGCCCAAACCGCCGCCCTCGAATCTGCTGACCGCTTCCAAAAGCTTCAATCACCGCCCCATTCGCCAGTGCCACCCGCCCCTGCCGCACTCGCAATCGCTCGCCAAATCCCCGCGCTCCCAGCGCCCATCCATACACTTCCCGCAATCGCAAGTTCCGCCGCAATTCGCTCGCCACATGCTCCAAATGCGTCACCGCCTGCTGACGTGTCCCCGACACAATCCAGACATACGCCTCTCGCCCTTCGAGCGCCTCGCGCAACACATACGCCAAAGTCGCCACCGTTGATTTCGCCCCGCCACGCGGACCCACCAGATTCAACCGCGTCCCGCGTCGCGTCCGCATCCCGTCCAACTCATCCGCCAGCCAAGCATGCATCCGCGATGGCGGCCGCTGAAAATGCTCCGCCAAATACTCCCGTCCCCACGCCAACAACCCCCGCGCATCTCCATCATCCTCACCCTTAAGCCGCGCCTCGATCCAGCACAACACCTCCGCCCACAACTGCCCATCCGCTCCCAGCTCCTCCCATCCTCGCATCACCCCCGCCCTCTCATGACTCCAACAGCGCCACCTGCGACACACTGCGCAAGCTCACCGCCATCTCGTGCATCCGCCCCAACAATCGTTGCCGCCGCTCCACTTCGGGCACCTCATCCAGAATCACCTCCGTAAAACGCTGCAGCATCATCCCCAACTGCTGCGCCGTCAGTCCCTGCGCACGTCGCACTCCATATCGGCCCGGATGCCGCCGCTCCAGCGACCAGGCCGCCGCACGCCAATACTTCGGATCCTTCGCCGCCACGTGCAGATTCCGGAGCTGCGTCACCTCCAGCTCCACCTCGGCCTGCTCCAGCTCACGGCGAAACCCCGCGTCCCGACCCGCCGTACGCTCAATCGTCGCTACCGACGTATGAATCTTTCTCGCAGCCACATGCCGCGGCACACCCATCTTGAGCAACTCGCAAAATTCTCTCTGCCGCTTGGCATCCAGTCCCAATCGCCTTCCCATCGTTCCCCTCGCACTTCGCTTTAAGTTCCCATGTATTCAAACGACGCCACCAATCGCCCCAGCGCCCCTTGGTAACCTCGTTGACGTTTCCTCATCCCCACGCGCTCCACCCGTCCCTTCCGCCACATTTCGCTGCGCCGGCAATGCGCCACCACCGCCGGGTGGCTCGCCGTCATGCTCACCCGCTCACCGCGCTCCACATACTCCTTCGCAATCGCTTCCGCCAATCCCATCCCCAGGCCAATCCCCTGATACTCCGGCCGCGTCACCAATCGCGTGATCCGCCACCAACCACTTCGTGCCACCATCGGAATCAACGCACAAAACGCCACGTCAACCGAATTCCACCGCGCCACATAACATCTGGCAGCCCAGTTCAATCCGCCGCTCAAATAGTGAAAACGCTGAAACTCTTTCCACACGTCTCCTCCACACGTTCGCACTTCCACCAACTCGGACCACCGCCGAAGTCCCCTCCAGTGGAACTCGCGTCGTTCCATGTCGATCAACCAATCCGGCTCCAACCACTCCGCCACGTCCTCATGGCACGTCACCGCCACAAATTGGCTCCGCAATCGGTCGCTGCGTAAACTTTTCGCCAGCGCTGCCGATGCCACCCGCGCCACCGTCCGATCCACCACGCTCGTGTACTCGTCAACCACCACCACGCGCCGCTCACTGCTCGGCGCCACTTCCCCGCGCATCAGCGCCCGCGCCAAATCACAACGAAACTGCTCCCCCCTACTCAAAGCGTCGTAGGGTTTCACCCAAGCCGGCGGCGATCCCATTCCCACCGCCGTCAGCAATCCCGTCGCGTCATGAATCGGCAATTCCTCAAACGCATCAATGATTGCCTGTCCCTTCGGCCATCGCCTGCTGCGAGTCACGTCTTTCCCAAACATCTCCCGTGCCAAGCAACTCTTCCCGCTTCCCGATGGCCCCACAATCAAACCCACTCGCCACGCATCACCCAGTTCGGGCACCTCTACCGCAAACTCCTCGCGCATCCGTTTCGCCAGCGGCATGTCAAACATTCCCGCCACCTGCTGCACGCGAAACGACTCCCGCACGGCACACTCGGCTACAGCACGAACAACCGGCATCGACGCCTCTCCTCCTTCATTTGCTGATACAGCATCCATTGGTCCACTTCGTTCGCACACTCCACCACCACCTGATACACGGGACCAATCGCCCCTTTCGTACTCCCCTTCTCGCCGCGCGGTGACTTCCGCACCACGCGCACCTCCTGCCGCCCGCCCCTTCCCACCCGTTCCTTCATTCCCACGCCATTCGCTTCCTTCATCGTCACGCATCCCTCCCTATATTCCGGCCGCCAGCCGGCGGAGCACCTCCCTGTGCTCCGCCAGCCCCGCCTCCGCACCTAACGAACCACCACCCGCGAATTACTCCGCACAACCGTCCTCGGAAACACTGCTCGCGGAAACAACCGCAGACCCGGCCGCACAACCGACATCCCTGCCACTCCCACGCTCCCCACTCGCACCTGCACCCCGCTTGTCTGAACCTGTACACCTCCCACGGCACAAACTCCTGCACCCGAGACCACCACCGGCGCGCTTTCAATCGCCACTCCAGCAATCACCGGCACTGTGGAAACCAACGGCGCCTCAATCACGCCCACATGCGCCGTCGCACAATCAACCGTCGCCACCTGCGGCGCCCCCACCCTGCTCGCCACCTCCACCGGCGGACAAGCTGCCGCCCCATTCACCGCTCCCATCACTCCCAACACTCCACACACCATCCACATTCCACGCAT